CTGCTGTAACTTGCTGAACTGTTAATCCGTACACGTTCATGAGTTTACCCATGCTGTCCCCTGCATCTTCCGCGCTCATTTCAAAAGCTGTGGACATGATCGCTACGGCTCTAGTAGCTGGAATAACTTGTTCAGGTATTAAACCGATACCACCCATTGCGGCGGCAATATTTGCTAATCCTTCCGCTGAAACTGGTATCTCTTTTGACATATTTTTAAGCTCTTTACCCATCTGTTTGAGTTGAGCAGGGGAAACGTCTAGGACTTTATCGATTCCTGTCATTGCGCTTTCAAATTTGATAGCAGGGTCTAAAAGCGATTTAAAAGAATATGCGAGTGCAGCTACTCCTACCGCTTGGCTTCCAATATCTTTCGTTTGCTTTTCAAGATTAGCACCCATACGCCCTAACCGTGATTGAGCCTTTGAGATACCATTTATTGCACTTTGTGTTTTTGTCAAATCTCCATTTGTTGTTTTTGAAGATTGGGATAGTTTTGCGAAAGCTTCGGCGATAGCTCTAAGTGGAGCAGTAGCCTTGTCTAAGATTGTGACTGTGCCTTGTGCGCCTTTGATCGCCATAATATCCCCTTATTATTTACTCATTTGAGAGCATTGCATTAATGCTCTCTCGGAATAAAATGTAATGCCTGTTCATAGAGGTTATCTATGATCGCCTTGCTTTTCATTTCTGAAAGCTGGGTATGAAATACTTTCATAATCACACCGATCTTATTTCGATACTCTTGGATTATTCCAAAAAACTTGAACACTCTCCGCTAAACAAAATAAAGTCTTTCGGATGAAGCGTTGCGACTTGTGTGCTTGTCAATGAAAACAAATTTGCTACAGTATCAGCCATTGCGCCAAGAGTAGAACCGCCGACGCTGAAAGAAACATCGTAAAAGTCCATCGCGTTAATGTCCTTCTCGTCTTTCATTGTCACTTCGTCGATTGTTCCAGTCCCTGCCGCGTTTGCGATAGGTCTGCGGAGTTTAAAAACTTTACCCATTAAAGCTCCCTTACGTTACCCATAAAGATGTATTCACACGTTCCATCGGATACTTTGACCGCATTGTTTGCGGTTTGAGTCATGTTTTGACCGATAACGTGAGTTGCAGTTGAACCTGATGCGCCGATCAATTCGATGAAGTCTACGAGGTCATCCTCAGGCGCTCCGGCAGTTTGATCCCAATAGTTTAGAGCGCCAAGGTCTACGGTATGGGAGCCAGTACGTGCAAAAGATACGACACGGTTTTCACCTTTTCCAACGATAGTTAATTGACCGTTGAAACAAGCGTCAATCGCCATCATCTCCATAGCGTTCTCTACCATTTCGCGTTGCTCTTGTTGAATCTCAGCGATAATAATAGCCGCTTTAGCCGCGTATGTTGTTTGGGTATATACATTTTGACCCATAAGACGTTTGCCCAATTCTTTAGAAGTCAAAGACATTGTATCTTTGAGTGTCGGCAATTTGAATGTATGCTCCGTAAAGCTCAATTTCTCTGTACCGTCTGCCACTGCGTTAGGATTAACGAAAGCCGCAACACGGATACCTTTAAACTGCTTATCTACTTCGATAATTTCAGAGTTTTGAGTTTCTGCGTTTCCGAAGAAAGACATAAACAAACGAGGCTTTGGTGCTGTTTTAATGAACGCCGCACCTTGTGAGCGTGTTAGGTCTGTAAATTCGATACTCATTATTTGTTCCAATCTTTTAAGATGATATCTTTTGCTTGAAGCGTTCCGGCTACTTGTGCAAGTGTTTGTGCGCCTCCAAATGTGACTTTGTTAGAGTTAAACTCACCTGTGTAACCGACTCCAACTTTATCCCCGCCTGTTGCGTCTACTGACTCAGCAAGAATGAAAACTTTTTGCTCACTAAATGGAAGCTCTGTTCCAGCTGGTGTGTCCTCAGGATTAATAACGATACCTTGTGAATATTTACCGCTGTTTTGAAGTGTTACCACCATTCCTGCTGTGTATGCTGTACCTGTGAGCAATGTGATACTTTCGGTATCTTCAATACGCATTACTAAATTGTCAGGTGAAATTGTCACTGCTGCCATTACTTATCCTTTCCGAAGTGTTGATCGAGTGCGCTAAGTGCCTCTTTCTCTTTTTTTGCTTCATCGGTTAATTCCTCGACGTTGCCTTCCGCTTGTTTCATGCCTTGTAATTCTGCTGCCGCTTGTTCAAAGTCTGTTTTTTGACTTGACATTGACGTAGCCATAGCCGCGTTAAGAGCGATTGCAGTATCTCCAACTGATGATCCGTCCGTAATTGCTTTCAGCTTGACTGATTCATCGCCTGATAGTGCCAAAATTGCACTTACTCGTGCTCGTTCATTTTGCGTAGCCGATGCCCCCGCCGTGTTTAAAGCTTCGGCATGACTATCCGCTAAAGCTTTTAATTGAGCTTCATCCATGATGTTGTCCCCTTGTTCTGAATTTTTGATTTGTGCCGAAGCTTCAACTTTGGCTGGGTTTACTCCCAAATTTAAGCCTACTTTTGCGGTAGGTATTGCAGGAATTCCTACTACACTCGCCTCATCAATCGACCAATCTGTAACATCGTAATATTCAATCCCATCCTCTTCTTTGGAAAGAACTTTTTTATTGATAGTAATTCCTACGCTGAAAGATTGGAGAAACCCTTTTGCAAGTTTGTTAAAAATTTTCATTGACTCTTCATCATCAGGATCAAATACTGCGTTTGCTTTTAGCTTTTTATCTTCAACTCTCACATTCTCAAACTTCCCGATAGGTAGTTCATACGTGTTATGATTTACGAAAAGTGATAAAATATCCTTTCGTGTCAAATCTACGTTATCCTTCCCATGTTTAAGCGTAAGGAAGTATTTTCCACTGTCCCATGAGTACCGCACCACTTCCGTTTCATCTGAAAGAATTACCGGGATGCTTTTTTTCTCCAAGTCAATACCATCAATTTTAAATTGACACGTTGCCCCGACCTTATTCATATTATCCATTTTGTGTAATCTCCTGTTTTGGGATAAGAGGCTCGATAAGCTCTTTTTCTTTTTTTAGAATTTCGATATTGTCCTCAAAATCTCCATTGCCTAGATCACTCGTCGCCTGTTCGTGAGTTCCAAGATAATTATCAATCGCTAGGATTTTTGCCTTTACGTCTTTGATCGGGTCAACTGAACCAATCGGATCACCGATCCACATACAACGGAGATACTCAGTGCGATTCTCGAAGAAATCAGGAATGATTAAATCTCCTTGAAGTACCGCCCATGTAATAACCTGATCTCGGATCGGTTTACAGAATGACGTAATCATAATCGCACGTTCAGGGCTTATAAACTTTGTCATTTGTAGCATTTCAGCTCGTGAAGCGGAATAGCTTGATACAAATTGTGATAGGATTATTGACAATGGGATACGAGATTCAGCCGATACCTTTTGCATCGATGTCATGATGAATTTATCATAATTTGGATTATCCCTGCCCTGCTGATGTATTTTAAGTTCATCGCCTGGCAATAGCTGAGTAATGCTATTTTCTTTAACCGTATTTTGTACGGTCTGTGTTTGCTCCCCAGTAGTGAGGTCTACACCATCGCCAAATAAAGACTCTTTGGATTGAGATGTAATTGATCCAAAAAAGATCGCCGCAAGTTTAGCGGCTGTGATCTCGTATTTCATATATTGGTCGATAGCGTCAATATCACGCATCACAGGGGCAAGGAATGGAACTCCTCTCGTAATCTTTGCACGTTTGCGATTGAATACGTGCAATACGTTCTTCTTTCCTTTTAGGTATGCGGAAACTTCTTTATATGTATTATCGGCTTGAAGAATGGAATATGCTACTGGCATACCGTCTGCTGATGTTTTAATTCCGTATTGGAACTCTTGTTTTACTGAGTCGATATTTTCAGCGGCAATAAGGCTGATTTGAATAACTTTTTTATTACCAATCGGAGTTAATGGAAGAGTAGCAAAACTATCTCCATCTCTTTTATAGATGCGATATGCTAACCGTTGCATATTAAAAAAATCATCTTTGCCCGTGATGTCACAAATTGTAGATTCACACCATGAGTTAAAATAATCATCAATCATCATTGAAACTTGGGATAATCGCTCATCGGTCATATTTGGAATAGATCGTTTACGGATTGTAGATTTCGCCCAAAGACCACCACCAATAACATGATCTACCGCCGCCTCAATAGTTCCATGATAAAAACCGTTGTTTTTGTATTTTTCGCGGGATGTATTCATCAAAATTGATAAATCGCTCAAATCTTGATCTTCTGTTGTTCCAAAGACATTTATTTTATAGTGAGGTGTTTGTACTGCTCCATCGTGTGAACCCCATCCCAATAATGACGATGTAGCCATTCGGAACTTAGCCGCTTCAAAAGCATATTTAGGGCTAAAAAATCCGATTGCTTTATCGATCATTGTCATTGAGGACATCCGACTGTGTAGATTGTTCGGATACGTGGTGCGGTAGTTGATGATCCTTGAAGTACAGCGACTTGGTTTTCCCAATAGTCTAGGTTTTCTTTAACTTCTTTCGCATCTGCTCGGTCTAATCTTCGTTTTGAATTTTGACCGTTTGATATTTCGTATGATTTTCCAGTTGAGAGGGCTTGATTAGCTTTAAACCACATTTCATAATTGTCTAAAGCTAATTCAAGTGCTGATCGTCCGTCGTTGTTGCGGTCTGCTAATAGTTCTAATGCGGTTTTTGTTGCCATAAAAAGGTAATTCCGTCATTTTAGGGTTGAGTGTTTAAATCCTCGATGAAGTATTATATCATATTTTTAAAAAGTTGATTATTATTTTATTGAAAGATCAAAACCTTTTATTTGCTGCTGCATTAAACGGACTGCTCCGAGTTGATACACCATAAGGTCTAGGGCTTCATTTCTTTTCTCCTGATTTATATATGTTTCTACCACGAATCCACGCTTATTTTTCTTAAATACTTTTTTTTCTGCCGTAAGTTGATTAAACCATTCTTCTTCAAAGTTTTGGTTATGATGAATAAATCCGTAATCTTCTTTTTGAAGTGAAAGGCGTTCAAAAATAATATCTTTTGCTTTTGTAGTTGCTACCCACATAATCACCGATCCATCTACAGATGATTTTTTTAATGATGATATTGATCGAGAATCATTTTCTTTATTCTCCTGCGGATCACCTCGTAGCATGGTAAACCCTCCCGATTTTAAACCCTTATGTTTATTTACAAACTTCTTCACTTCGTCAGTTTTATGACCCGCCATATCAATGAATGACCAATAAATAACGGCACGGCTTCCGTCCTCTTTTTGTAAATCGGTACGAGATATTTTAAAAAGCTCATCCCATACAAATTGGTTAATCGGATCGCCCATGATTTTTCCGTGTGCAATGTTGTAGCTCGTTTCACCGTTGCACCATGCAGTTATTACGTACTCTAACCATGTATCCTGTGTATCTACAGTCATGAGGATAATACGTGCATCATTTGGCACTTTTTCGTATTGCTCCACATTTTCAAGGAGAGCATGAGTATCTAGTTTAACATTTTTCTCCTCAAATGTTTCCCCTAACCATGTATTGACAAATGTTTTCATCTTTTCGACGTTTCCTATTGATGATACAAACTCTGTAGCGATATGCTCCCATGTCGTGTTAGGCTGATGAGAGTATCCCGCCCATATATGGTAACCTCGTTTCTTTCTCCCGATACGGTTATACTCAGCAGTGAGATTGCAGTGAATACAAAGAGCCTCTCCGTTTCGCTTGTCCTCTTCGTCCTGTTCGTTGTGATACCAATTATTATTAATTTTTGGGTCTTGCCACTCATTGCAGCAGTAGAATTTTTGCGTCTGTCGCCACCGTCCTTTTTTATCCATAGCTTTTTTATGGCGGTGATTAATCATTTCTTCGCAGTGGATACACTTTAGCTCTGTTCGGTCTGTATACCAGTGCTTTACTCCGTCGCGGTACTCTTGCGGAATGATAAGATTATGGAACTCTAATATTTGATACTCGCCACAGTGAGGGCATGGGAGATACCGATATCGCATATCAGTTTTGTTGAACATTGTTTCAGTCTTAGAGTGACCTTTAATACGTGGAGTTGAACCAATTATCACTTTATTATTCCAAAATGACTCTGTACGCTTTACACCCAAAGAGTATGGATCACCCTCCCCCTCGATGTCATCTGGGAAACGGTCATATTCATCGAAGATAACATCCCTAGCCGTTGCCGATGCGTAGTTGCTTACTGCCTTCCCCCCGCGCGATGAAACATAACCACCGAAAAAAGACTTTTTGTTAAGCGTATCATCCTCACGAGTCTTTATGATTTTGTCATTCACGATTGGCATATCACGGATTAGCGGTTTTAATTCGTCTTTGCTCCATTCATTCGCTTTTGTATCGTTTGGTTGGAACACTAGGATTGTTGCTGGATCTTCTGCGATGTTATACGCAACTTTAAAATTGACTAATTTCGTATACCCGATACGAGTGCTTTTCATCCATACAATCAATTCTATGTCATCGTCGCTCATGGCACGTAACGGCTCTTCTTGATATTGGAATGGAACAAAACGACCAGTCACTGCCGACGATTCAGCGGATAGAAATCCGTATTTTTTGGCAAACTCTAGGGCGTTACTCTTGGGCTTAGGTTTCAATTCTTTGAATATGTCAATTAATACCGATTGTAACTTTGGTTCGATTTTACTCAAATTGACCCTCAACGTTTTGGAGGTCGTGTAAAATACGGTTCACATCATCAAGAACATAATCATTAATTTCAATACGTGTTTTCCCCTCGAGTGCCATTGAGTAGTTATTTGGCATATTAACCATCGCATTACGCACCATGCTCATAGCGAGTGATAGAATTTTAACCACCTCTTCACGAGTAAAAAGATTCTCTTTGAGCTTTCGATTACGGATTGCTTCATTTTCACTTAGTAAGTATTCTTTTAAAATAGATGCTTTTTGCTTTAGTCCGTTCAATTCCATCATATTTTTTGTCATCTTAGGGTCTTTTAC